GCCGCTGCCAGCTCCCTCGCCGAATCCTCGCACGGTCACGGTGGCCGACGTTCCCGCCCCGCCTCCGTTCGCGCCACCGGCCGCACCGCCGCCCGTCTGGGCGTTGCCGCCGCTGAACTCGTGCGAGCACGGGCGACCGCCCGCGAGGCCCGCGCCCGTGGTGTTCGTCTGACCGGGACCGCCGCCGCCTGGGCCGTAGCCGCCATGTCGTGCCAGCCGTCGCGTTGGCGGCCGTCTGACCTGCGCCAAAACCGTTGGTGGTCACGCCGCCCTGGACGTTCCGCATGTCGTTGGTGGCCGCTCGACCGCCAGGCATGTATAGGAGTCTTGCGCCACCGCTCGCGAGCGTCACCTCGCTGTCGCCACCGGCCACGCCAGCCCCGCCGCCGGTGCCCACCGTCACCGTCAGCGTCGCGGTCGTGATGAGAGCTTCAGGGATGATCACCGTGGTGTAGAGGCCCGCGCAGCCGCCGTTGCCTCCCGCCGCCGTGCTGCCAGCGCCACCGCCGCCGCCACCGCCGCATCCCTCCACGATGATGTACTGGAGGCCGACCGGCTTCGTATAGGTGCCCGACGTCGTGTAGGTCAACTCGGTCACCGTCGCCTGCGTGTACGTCGGGAGGGCCTGCCACGACGAGTCGCCGCGAAGGAAGTTGGCCGAGCTCGGCGAGCCGCTGCCCAGGCGCGCGGGGTCCACCGTGCCGGAGTCGATGTCCGATCCGCTGTGCTTGTGACCGACCGCCGAGATCCCCGCCTGGGCGAGCGTCTTGTGCTGCCACTCGCTTCCGGCGTTGTGGTAGGCCCACACGTCGCCGTCGGCCGGGTTGCCCGACTGCATGTTGTGGCCATGGATCCTGTGCACCACGGTCGACGTGCTCAGGCCCTGCACGTCGCCCGACAGCGTGACCGCGCCGCCACCACCGCCTGCCGCAGGCTGCCAACGCGCGTTCGCCGCCGACCACGTCAGGACCTCGCCGTCGGCAGGCGCCGTCGACGCCACCGCGCGGCCCTGCAGGCCGTCCACCGTCGGGTTGGGGTAGTTGCCCGCGAGATCCCCGGCCGCCTGTCCGGCCCACGTCACCGATATCGGCGCAGTCACGTCCACGTCGTCGTCGGCGCCGACGCCCTCCGCGAGCTGGCCGCTGCACACCTTCTGGCTGTAGCCGCTCGATGGCGTCACGATCAGGTCGTACATCCACACGGCGTTCGTCGAGCTGATGGAGTTCAGCGCCGAATGGATCACCACCAGGTCCAGGATGATCGATCCGTTCGTGCCGAGCGAGATCGGGGTCGGATCGGTGCCGATGTAGTCCGGGGTCGCGGTGGTGGGTAGCCCCGAGCGCCACACGCGGATCGTCGCCGAGTAGCCCGTCGACAGGTTCGGAGCCGTGCCGTTCACGGTGAACGTGATGGCGAACTGGCCGGGCGCGTATGGGCTGTAGTTGATGTTCAGCGTCGTGTTCATGGCGCGCAGACTCCGTCGATGGCCTGGGTGTTGATGATGAGCCACACTAGCGAGCCGTCCGCGCGCCTGTGCGCCGAAAGGATGACCGCCGTGCCGTTCGGAATCCGCACCGGGGTCCATCCGGCGGGCAGGTTCGCTCCCTGCACGCCGTAGCTGAACGTCCCGAGCGGGCCGACGTTGGACAGTTCCGACACGCTGTAGGCGGTCATTCCCGTCATCCCGTTCGTGCGCGTCGTGACCGTGCCGCCGGACATCCACGCCTCGTCCACGGTGTACGTCCACCGGTAGGCGTTCGCCGTCCCCAGCTGCGTGGCCCCCGTCACGATGCCCAGGACCAGCGACGGCGCGGGCTCGAACTGCGGGCGGCCGCGCACGTTGCGGTCGACGTCGACGCGCTTGCGGTCGATCTGGTCGCGGCGTCCGAAGAGCATCAGACCCACCATCCCTTCTCCGTCATGGTCTTCAGGTCCGCGTCTTGCGTGGGGGTCCCGTAGAGGTTGTTGAAGTCGGTGGCGGTCCTGGCGATCCGCTTCCACTTCACCTCGGCGACGTCGGCTCCCGAACGCCCAGGGCGTCCGTCGGCCTCGACCGTCGCGACCTGCTCATGGTGGTACCACGGGTCGTAGAGGAAGTCGAAGATGATGTCGTAGTACTCGCCCGTGCGCGGCACCATGTTCATCCCCTCGCACACGAGCGTGCGAGCCGCGCAGCCCAGGAAGGTCGCGCTGTTCATGGTGTTCACGTAGTTCGCCAGGCGCGTCGCCTGGGTGAGCATCGATGCGGCGCTCGCGTCCTGCACGAACCTCATGCGGACGCGAGTCTGCGGCACCATCAGCGACGTCCCGGACGTGTTGCCCGAGATCGGCGTGCCTCCCACGTCCGTCGACGAGTCCGACCCGGCGGGAGGATTCACCGCCCAGTTGGTTCGGTAGATGGTGGTCGACCGCGCCACGGTGTTGTACTCCGTATTCGACGGCAGCGAGTACTTCAGCGTCGTGGTGCTCGTCGGGTTCGGCGTGTACAGCGTGGTCCATCGAAGCTCCAGCCTCCACTTCTTGTTCTGGTCCGGCGTCATCGAGTAGTTGCGGAACCGGGCGAACTGCTGCCAGCTGTATCCGCTGAGGCCGGTCACGCTGTAGAGCTCGTTGACGACGGGAATCACGCCTTCGTCGATCATCAGCTCGGCGTGAATGATCGGATCGAGAGTCGCGGTCTTGTGCTCGACGATCCACGTCTGCGTCAGTTCATGCTCGTCGCCGAGCTGCCCGAGCCGCTGCGAGGCGTTGACCAGGTATGCGAGGAAGTTCGTCGTGTTCTTCATAGCTGCACCTTCGCCTCACGCATGAAGCCCACCATCGCGGACACCCGATCGAGCAGCTGCTCGAACACGTTCTGCTCGGCCTGCCGCCGCTCGACCAGCGCGATGATCTCGCGGGTGCGCTTCGCCATGCTCTCGTCGGTCGTGGCGGCCAGCGAGGCTTCGAGGGCGGCCACCTCCATGCTCTTGCCTCCGAGCTGGGCTCCGGCGAAACCGGCTAGCATCGTCAGACCTTCCTTCATCGACTGCGCCCAGGACGCCGCGCCGCCCAGCTGGCCGCCTTCCTGCGCCATCGCGCCGGTGAACGCCTGGCCGATGCTCGGCATCTGATTGCGCTGCCGGATCTGCTCCGCAGCTGCGAGGCGTTCAAGGATGACCGAGTTCGCCGCGAACGTCTGCCGCCCCGTCTCGCGAAACTCCTTCAGCGCCTCGGTGGCTCCCTTGGTCGCCTGGTCGATCATGTTGTTGATGGCCGACGACACGGCGAGCGGGATGGCCGCTCCCGCAAGGACGGCGCCCGCAGGACCGGCCGCCATGCCTGCGCCCAGGACGCCGGTCAGCGGCCCCATGCCGCCGAGCGATCCGAGCCCGGCGAAACCGGCACGGGCGACGGCCATGCCCCTTCCGCCCGGCGCCTGCGCCTGCATCCGCTGCGTGCTGCGCTTCAGCTTCGTCTCGGCGGCCTTCAGCTGCGAATCCATGCCGGTCGTGCTGACGACGATCGGAATGTGGACCTTCGGTAGGTTAACTGCCACGGCCGACCTCCTTCAGGGCGTTCTCCACGGCGCGAACGACCGCAGGACCGGCTTGCGCCGACATCGCCTGCGCGGTCGTGGTCAGGTACAGCCTGCGTCCGATGATGACCGGATCCAGGCCGCGTCGCTTGATCAGTTTGCGCCATCCGCGGTTCTTGCGGATGAAAGGCGCGATCCGGCCATTCCGGTTCGGCTTCCAGTTGCCCGTCTTCGGAATGCGGATCCGGCCGTCCTTTGTGCGGCCTTTCTGCCACACGCGGAATCCTCCGTCCCACATGTGGCTGCGCCATCCAGGATACCGCTCGCCGTGCTTCTGCGTCGGGTCGTACGGCCCGTCCACTCGGACGCCGACGGCTCCCCACACGTTCGTCTTGCGGTAGGTCTTGACCTTGTACTCGATGGCGTTCCTGGTCCGTTCGTCCTGCGGCAGGCACAGCGCCCTCGCCATCGTCCTGCCGAACTTCAGCACCTCGCGGATGCCCTTGCTGGCCACCTTGCGGCGCACCTCAGCCGGGATCCGGCGCAGCGCCTCGTTGACGGCACGCAAGTCGGCCTCGCCGATCCGTATGCGCGTGCGCTCCCGGAACGACGTCGGACGGAACTCCGTCGCGGTGCTCGTTCGAGATGGCTGCCTTCCGCGCATGTATCCGCTCCCGGATTCCCGTCCAGTCGGGCACGTCCATCTCGACGTTCACCAGCACGACGCTGACCGCGTCGAGGTCCGTGCTCGGTTTCACGGCGACGCGCAGCACGGCACGCGACGCCTGACCTAGTCCCGCCCTTCGGAGTACAGCCGGTCCGCCTCCGTCGCGATCTCGGTCACGAGCTGCGCGGGCGCCGCGAGCGCCGCTTCGAGGGAGTCGAACACGGGAACGAAGGCATCGTTCTCCCGGTCGAGCGCGTGACGCCAGCACATCCAGGCGTGCATCCGGTCGGAGTGCGACCTCTGGAACTCGATCGCCTCGATGAGGTCGAGCGCCGACGGACGCCGCAGCCAGTACGGGCTGCCGTCGCGCAGCTGCCGCTGCACCGGCCTGAGCGCCAGGGCGTCTCGAAGGCTCATGCGATGGTGACCGTTCCGGTGTACTGGAACGTGACGTTCGCCCGGACGATGTCCCCGATCGACGCCGTCGGCGAGAACTCGGTCACGAACGCGGTGCCGCTGTAGGTCATGCCGGTCGTGAGCGTGATGAGGAGCGTCGCGCTCGTTCCGGCGTTGGCGGCCGTCTCCATGGCGGCGCACGCGGCGTCGCCCTGGTCGTAGTAGATCTCGCACTGGGCGGTCATGCCGCCCTTTCCTGCGAGGAACTTCTTGCGGCTGTCTCCGATCTCGGTGGATTCGATCATGTCCACCGAGTTCGTGATTCCCACCGAACCGATCGCGGTGCTTGCCGATCCGCTGTAGGTGATTGACGCGAGCTGGCTGCCGAGTGCGGCCATGTCATGCCTCCGTGTAGTAGATGGTCATCGTGCAGACGGCCGTCGCAGGCTCGGACTCGTCGCCCTCTCCCGCGCTTCCCTGCTGCGCGACGTGGTTTCCGTAGATCACCGCCGTGAACTGGTGCGACAAGAACGTGCCGGGCACGCTCGCCGACCGCACCTGCGCCGCGATCGCAAGGGCGTCGACCGCCTCGGTGGCGACGCATGTGACCGTGACCTCGGCCCGGCGGATCCGCAATGGATCGGTGGCGCCCGGCGATGCCGTCTCGATGCCGCCGACCTCGAAGACGATCGCGGGCAGGGCGGAATCCTGCAGCCGGTAGCCGTGCGTGATGCGGGCGTCCGGCACCAGGTTGATGGTGCTTCCCGCCGTCAGCATCGAGCGTATGGCCGCCTCGAGGCTCAAGCGACCTCCTCGCAGGCGATGACGGCCACGCGGTCGGCCTCGTCGAGGTTGGTCACGCCGCGCACGCGGAGCGTCTTGCCACGGATGGATATCCGATTCGTCTCGTCGAGCCCTATCTGCTCGATGCGGTTCCAGCGCGCCCGGACCTCCCACTGGCGCACGACCGCCACGCCGCTCGCATAAGCCTGCTCCTGGGCGTTGTCGCTTCTGAGGTCGGCCCAGAACGTCTCGCCATCCGCCCAGGCGTCCTGGCGGAGCCCGAGCCCGTCCTGCGTGGTCGAGGGCGTCAGCTGCGTCGCAATGAACCGGAGTCGGCCAGCCGAGATCATCGGAGGGCGCTCCTCGCCGTGTAGTGCTGAATGATGTAGCGGTAGGCGAGCGGCACGTCGGCGAGGCTCGCCACGCTCGCCGCCTCGGGGTTGGCGTACCACGCGCCGACGAGCGCCACGATGCACTGCTGCAGAGCGTGCGGGATCACCGTGTATCCCGCGACGTACGTCACCGTCGCGTAGGTGTTCTCCTTCGGCGTCGCCGTCGTGTCGAACAGCAGGACCGGCAGCTCGTCCGTCTCGTCGAGCCACCGCTCGGCGGTCGGCAGCGTCTGGGTGGCCCCCGAAGCGTCCGTGTAGGTCACGCTCGTCAGCGCGGTCATCGGCTGCACGGGAGCGCACCACCGGCGCCACGGCCGGATCTGCGCCGTGCGCGTCGCCGAACTCAGCCCGAGTCCCGTCTCCTTCTCGATAAGTTCCGCCGCCGCGATCGACAGCGACGCGAGAAGCGCGTCATCGTCCTCGACCTCGATGCGGAGGCGAGTGCGCAGAAGGTCGATGGGGACGGGGAGGGCCGGCATGGAAAGGGTCCTGGGCCGTGTCCGGCCCAGGGCCCCAAGCAAGAGGTAAGAGGCTCAGCAGGTGATTGCCGCGAAAGCGCTGTAGTTCATCACGTGGCTG